ATCTCAAGTTTCGCTGCGGCCGCCTTGGCGAACTCGCACAGCTTGCGCGCGCGGCCGCCCTTGGCGCTGCGATACTCCGGGTGGACGAACACGCCGCGCTCTTCCAGCACAAGCTGGTCGCTGTACCAGAGCTTGCAGGTGCGGAGCAGGATGCCGCCCTCGAAGTGATCTGCGCCCGGGGTGCCAATCACGCCGCAGATGCCGCCGTCGCGATTGAGCGCGGGCCACACCTCGGCGAGGAGCTTCTGCGCGTCGGGCTGCACGAAGCCGTTCTCCTCGCTGCCTTGCAGGCAGAGATCCATAAATTGATGAACGTCTTCGGGTGTGCCGACGCGTACTCGGATGTCAGTCATCTGCTTCTCCTCAAGCATTGACGGGGTTGCGGACGTGCTCATTAGTCTTTCTTCGGCCCGGGGAGGCTTTCGAGTGTCTTGATGGTCTTCGCGCGGAACTTCTTGACGAACTCGTCGAGGATCCTGTGCCCGTCGTCGAGCGAGCCCTTGCCGAGCCGCACGACGTCCTCGGGGTGGATCACGTACTCGCCGCCGGCGGCGACGATGGGGACCGTCGCGCTGCCGCCCTCCGCCTTGCCCGGCATCGGCGCGTTGTAGGGCAGCACGTCCTCGACGTAGGGTTGGTCGCCTTGGGCGTCGTAAGGCTCGCCAGACTGGCCGTAGGGCGCCCCCGCGCCCGCCTTCGAGGCGCTGTAGAAGGGTGAGCTGAAGATCGACTTGGCGACCTTGAAGCCCGCGGTCGTGTTGCCCTCGCCCATGGCCGAGATGATGTCGGCCGGAATGACGTAGGCCCCGGAGGGAACGTGCATCGGCAGGTGGTCGGTGCGCCCGGCGACGGCGCTGTGGATCGCGCCGGTGTGAACCTTGCCGCCGGTGGCGCGCGGCTTGCGCGCGGTGTTCAAGGCGGCAGCGATGGCCTGTTCGCGCGGACGCCCTGACGAGAGCATCTCGCGGATGTTCGCGCTGATCGTGGCCTGCGAGGAACCGCGCTTCAATGGCACTCAGATACTCCGGGTAACAGGGTATAGTACCGCGTGCGGCGTCGCCTCTGAAGATGACGGTATGTCAGGCTACCTGTGTGACGGAGACGATGATCGAGGGCACACCGGGCTCCGCCGGGGGGCCCGCGGTCGCCGCCGCGGCGTATATGCCCGCCGTGGTGGCGGTGCCCGCCATCCACAACTCATAGTAATCGCCCGTGGTCGTGCATTCGAGGTTGATGTTCACGGCGAGGATCGTCGGCTCCGCGTTCAGGCAGACGACCTTCGTGTTGCTGTAGGTGACGTCGGAGCCGTTCTTCCTGAACCAGATCGAGCATGTCTTGTTCGAAGCGACTGCCTGCACGACGGCGGAGACCACGAAGATGTAGGTGCCGATGGCGGGCAGCGTGATGCGCGAAGCCTTGCCGCCCGAGGTCACGAGGCTGATGCCCGCCGTGCTGTCAATCGTATTGAAGGTGATGACTTGCGCCGTGTTGGTCGCGGCAATGGTCTGCGTCGTGGTGTCGTAGACCATAATGTGCGGCGTCGGGCCGATCCGGTACGTCATTAGATCACCCCCCAGCCGGTGTTGTTCGATACCATGGTGATGCTCTGGTACTGGACCGGCAGGAGCTGCGTCGCGGCGCCGTCGATGAATTCGCCGCCGGCGGCGGCCACGGTAATGACGCCGGTGCCGCTGTTCTTCACGGTGTAAATCTGGCCCTGAATGCCCGCCGCCGTGGGCAACGTCACGGTGAACGTGTTGGCCGTGCAATCGACGACACAGTCTCCCGCCGCGACCGTGTAGGTGCCGCTGACCGGGGTGTACTTGACCTTCAGGGCGGCGCCGAGCGCGGGCTGGATCAGCGTCAGGAAGTCGCCCATCAGGCGCTGGATGCCGTTGATGGCAACGACACCGTTCTTTTGCGTCGTGAGAATATCGTCCAGCGAAGCCATCAGAACTTACCCGCAGGCGTGAGACGGTATCGGGGAGCGCCGATGCGCCAGAACGTGTCGACGTCGTTGCTTTCGAATTTGATCGACACGAGCCTGCCGCGCAGCCGCGGCGTGATGTACTGGGTCACCTGAGACATCTTGTAGGGCCCGTGAACGCGCGGCGTCTGGCCGGGATAGTCGGCGACGTAGAAAGTCATCAGCAGCTCGGCGTTCTGCGCGCCGTTGTAGTAACCCCACTTGAAGTCCGGCCAGACCTGATCGATGAACGACAGCAGGTCGCCGTCCTGCAGGGTGAAGTACCCCGTCTGGAAGCTCGAAGCCATCGGCTGCCCGTCGGCGTTCGGTGACGTCTCATGCTGGAAGATGAGGCCGCTTGAGGCACCGCCGATGGGCGGCCCAAGTACCGACTGATCGATCCACGCAGTCCGCGACAGGTACCCGAAGTCCCAACCGCCCGTCGACAGCGAGTACTTGACGTAGGCATCAACCTCTCCGCCGCCGGACTGCGTCGGGAAGTACCACGTGATCTCGTTGAAGCGGGAGTTCGGCGCCGCGCGGATCTTGTCGACGTAGTCCGTGTCCAGCTGCTGGAAGATGAAGTCCCACACCGTGCAGGGCAGCGACTTCACGCCGTCGCCTGCGAAGGCGAAGAACTGCGACTGGCTCATCCAGAAGACGCTGTTGTTCAGGAGCCCGACAGCCTTCTTGCCGATCAGGCCGCAACCCACCGCGATCTCGTTGAAATTGTAGACGTCCGGCAGGTTGACGTACTGCATCGACCAGAGCGCGAGGTCGGTCCAGATCAGGCCCTGCTGCGGACCCTGCAGGCCGCCGACGATGCGGCTGCCCTTGGTCAGCCTGTAGGAACCCGCCTGATTGACCGGCGTGGCAATCCACGAGTTGAAGTTGTTCAGGTCGCACCACCGGACCAGCAGGTGATCCTGCACGCCGGTGAACGTGCTCCCGTAGGCCACGATCTGCCGCTGCGGCATCGCGAGGAACACGCCGTGATTCGAGATCGGCGCCTGCGGGATGATCTGGGCGTTCAGGAAGCTGGTGGCCGGCGACCACTGGTAGATCGGCCCGCCGGGCTCCTCGTCGAATGTGAGCAGCGATGACGTGTCGGGGCAGGAGATGAGGATCTCGCCCCAGTTGTCGAGGGACCAGTTCGACGCCTCGACGGGAAACCCCGCCGCGGCGACAGCCGCCGCGCCTGTCGAGTACCCGCCGACCGAGTAGCCCCCGGTCGAGTAGCCGGTGCCCTCGGTCAGCGGCCCGTAGGTCACGTAGTAGATGTAGCGGGCCTCGCCGCCGTTGATGAAGCCCGACGTCGTCGCGGTGGCGCTCTGCGCCGCCTGAATTGTGAACGTGTCTGCGGTGGGGACGGTCTGCACGGTGTAGTCGCCTGTCAGCGTGACGCCGCCGACGGTCGTCGCGATGAGCACGGGGTAGGTGTCGCCCGGGAAGAAGCCGTGGTTGACCAGCGTGACCGTGACGATGGACGTGCCGCTTGTCGTGTCGAACTCGGCCACGTCGCCGCCGTTGGCTACCGTAGACGTCGCCAGTGCAGGGTCTCCCAAGATATCGCGCGCCGTGATCTGGTACGTCGTGGACGACGCCGCGACGCAGGGATACACCCCGAACAGGATCAGGCCGCCCACGCTGATGTGCGCGGGGATGTAGACCGCGTCGTAGCTGGTGATGTTGCTCCCCCCGGAGCCCACGGTTCCTGCGACTGTCTGGGGCCCCGCCGTGGCGTTCAAGTACGACACCGATCCCGCCGATGAGGCCGTCACGGTAGCTGTCGCGTTGAAACCTGCGGGCGTCACGCCCGCGACGACGACGGTGCCGCCGACGGGAAATACATGCGTGCCCGCGTACGTGATCGTGGCCGTCGTGCCGTCGCCCGAGGCACCTGTCGTGGCTGCGCTGAACCCGGGGTCGCTGATGGTCACGGTGCTCGACCCGAGGGTCGTCGTGCAGTCGACGCCGGTGTTGGTGTCGAAGACTTGCGGCGTGATGTCTCGCGCCGCGCCCTCGTTGATGACGTAGAGGGAGCCCTCCGGGGTGCCCGCGTTGCCGACGGCGAGATAGTCGTTGGAGAGGTTGTCGCGCCACGCCCACAGGGCGCGCGGCACGCCTGTCAGCGCCGAGGGATAGTAACGCGACCAGCCGCCCAGCTTCTGCACGAGCCCGAGGTTCTCGCGGTCCTTCATGAAGCGGATGAATTGCGTGGAGCTGATCGCGGCTTCGTTCAGCGCAGGCGTGCGCTGGGTGTCGACCGTCGGGATCAGCTTCAGGGTGGAGTGCATGCGCTACCCTCGCGAAGGCGTCGCCGCGACCGCGGGCGCCATCGACGACCACGCACCCGCCTCGAACTTCTTGCGAGACTCCTCGACCGTCGCGCTCTTCAGCAGCGTCTGGTACTGCGTCTCGTAGTTTATAGGCATGCCGGCGTCGTTCGGCTGGCTGGCGCTGAGCGCGAAGTCACGCTGGTAGCCGCTGATGAAGACCATGGAGGCCATGATGAACAGGTCGGGCAGGTACGTGCTGATGAAGGTCGTCGTGTTGGACGCCGACAGGGAGTCGGGGCGGACGGTGCCGACGATCTCGACACTGTAGTTGGCGCTCGGCCACGGCGCGATCAGCGCGGTGTTCTGATCCAGCATCGCCATCCACCGGGGGACGCCCGTCGCCGTCGGCGAGGCATAGACCGTGTCCATCCAGACCTTGGTCGTCGGCAGCAGGTTGACACGCGTTCCCGCATTCGGGTTCGAGGTGCCGACGGGCGTGATGACGTTGATCTCCTGCACCGTCACGAACTGCGTCAGGGGCCACGTGATCTGTCGGCTTCCTGTCGTGCAGGTGAAGCCGGAAGTGGCCGTGACAGTCGTCAGCAGGTCGAGATCGCGGTAAATGCGGTTCTCGGCATACGTGATGCACTGCGGCAGGTTGGCGACGAAGTTGACGTCCGCCGGATCCACCACCGCGAGGTTGGCCAGCTCGGTGACGAACGTGGCGTAGGTCAGGCCCGTAGTCATTTAGCGGTTTCTTCTGTCATCATGTCTTCCCCGGTCGATGGGTGCGCGTAGTATATCCTGAGCAGTCCGACTGGCATAGCGCCCGCCATCATCTGACCCGATCCGCCAGCGCCGCGTGCTTGTCGCGGCAGTCGACGTAGGCCCGTGCGAAGCGAATGCGTTCTGCCGCAAGCTCGTTGTCCGAAGGGTTCTCCGGGGCGAGCAGCGGGTCAACGCAGGGGAGCAGAAGGCTGGCCGCTATGTCCGGCTTGACCACCTGATAAGATGTTCCGCACGCCATCACTGGCAGCGCGCATAGCAGGACTAGCGGCACACTCACGAGTGACCGGGGCGGCATAGATCTTCTCCGTGACAGTGATCACCTTTGTCTCGGTGTCGGTCAGCTTTTGCGCCAGTTGCGCGACGGCGATAGCGTTCGCCTTGGCATCGGCCTCACGTTGCTCGATGACCGCGTTGGCGGCCTTCAATTTGCTCTGGGCCGCGCCAAGCTGCCCCCAGAGGCCCCAGATGACCAGAGCCGCCGCAGCGAGGCCCAGCCATGGGCCAGCCTTCAGGAGCAGCCCCCACGGCATCAGGAGAGCGCCTTCATCGTGTTGGGGCCGACGACGCCGTCAGGTGTCAGGCCGTGGTCACGCTGGAACTGGCGGATGGCGTCCGGCTCCCGGTCGAGGTCGACGAACGGCAGGCCCAACAGGGCGCGGTTGCGGTCCCAGTAGTTGCGCCGGTCGCTCAAGCCGTTGTATCCGCCGTTGATGCGCTTCGTGATCGTCTTGAACCAGTCGACGTCGGCCAACGTCGAGAGGCTGTGGCGGTTCCAGAACCAGACCGCGCTGCGCGTGCCGTTTTCCGGCAGCGTCAGAAGTTCCGGGCTGTCGATCAGGTTGAGCCCGAGTGCTGCGCCGCAGGCGGCGTAATTGTTACGGCCCGTGATCTGGATCGGCCCGCGCCCCTTGTACTTGACCCCGTCTCCGGGCAGCCAGTTGCCGAGATCGGCGCGACCCTCGTAGGCCTCGCCCGACGCCAGCTCCTCCATGTAACGGTACTCGCCCGATTCGTGAGCGAGTTGCGCCAGAAACGCGGCGACGCGCTGCGGCGTGTCGATGCCGCCCTCGTCCATAGCCTCGGTGATGTAGCGGAGATGAGCGTCGAGGCGGCTGCCGGCGGCGGGCAGCATCTTGCGAAGCAGCTGTTCGTCGAGCATCACACCACCAAAGTAAAAAGAGCAACGACGCCGAGCAGACACCAAAGCACCCAAGGGCGGCAATGCTCCGATAGGGCGGCACGCAGAAACAGAACGACGCCTGTAAGCTGGACGACGCGGGCGATGCCTGACAGCAGGTACGCCACTTCAGTCCATTGGTCGTTGCCGTAGATATACACGACGACTTCCCGCATGGAGGAGCCGCACAAGTAGATCGCGAACGCCAACAGGATGTCGCGGCGCACTGCTGTCTCCCACCGGATTGCGGACGCTACGACGCCAAGCAGCGACAGGAACCCGAGGGCTTGCGACATCTGCTGAAAGAACCAGTCATGGACGCTCATCTTTAACCTTCCCCGCTGCCGCCAAATCGTCGGCGACCATCTCGACCTTCTCGTCCAATGGGAAGGCCTGCACCTCACGCACCAACCGAAAAACAGCCGACGCCAAGCCAAGGCGGGCGGCTTCACGTTCCTGCCTACTCTTCCGCAGTTCCTCGTGAAGTTCTATCAGGTGGTCCGTGTGGTCGCGCCGGAAGTCGAACATCACGGCCTCACTTTCACGACGGACAGGATAGCGTTCACCGCCGCCGTCATGTCCTTTAACGCGTGTGTTGTTTCATTCACTGATTTGAGCGTCTCGGTTAAGACGACGCGTGTTTCGGACAGGCGTTCCTTATACGAGTCGCGCAGTTCCTTCACGGCCCAAACGAAAGCCATGAAGAGCACAATCAGGATGACCCCGTAGGCTCCCCACTGGGCAATGATTGGCGCGGTCAGGGAGGGGTCAGGCGTCACTTCAACCTCTGTAGTTAATTCAAAGGCCAATCAGGCGCGGTCAGACAGCGCGCCATTCTCATCGAGATAGCGGTCTGTGTTATCCGGCGCGGGCGATTTCGCGTTGTTGCGCTCACGCTCGCGCTTCAGGGCGGCGTCGAGCAAAGCCTTGAGCTGCGCCGCGTTGTTCATTGCCGCATCGCGCTGCTCGGTCAGGGCTTGCACGAGGTCGGCTGCGTTGATCTGCGGGTATTCCATTTGTCTAATCCTTAGTCGTTCGTAGTTTTTGCGGCGAGATAGTACGTCGTGCCCGCCAAAGTAATAGTGATGGTCCTATTGGGTGACGTGGGCGACACGACGTTCGCGGTGGTGATCCCGAACGCACCACCACCCGTCGTTGTGATAGAGGCCGCCGTAATCGCCGCATCCGCGCTGTCGTCAGCCAGCCGGAAGTTGAGTGCGGCTGCGTTGCGCTTGATCGCAGGGAAGCTGGAAGTCGTCCCGCCAAATTGAAGGATGTTGAAATCCGTAAAAGCGTTATTGCTGAGGCGTATCGTACCATCCGCACCGGACAGCATAGTTGACCGTCCAAGCCAGTAGTACGCAGAAGCAGCGGCAATTGACGCGCCCCCGCCTATCGACACAAAGCCATCGCGGCGAACAGACATCGCGTTAACGCCGCCAGTCTGCAAACTCAGCAAAAGGGATGTGGCGGCGCTAGCGGTGCTTGTGGCGTTGAAATAAATGCCGGTAAACGTGACGGCTGCATCGTTCCACGTTTGCGTCGCGGTGAGGACTGGAGTGGAGACAGTAACAGTCCCGCCAGTGAGGGTAGTCTGCGAGCCTGAAAGCGTGGTGAACGCTCCTGTTGACGGCGTGCCGCCGCCGATAGCGCCCGGCGCCGCAAACGTCGCGCCGTTCAGGCTGCTCGCGTTGAGGTTCGCAACATTTGTGGTCGAAGCCACAACAAACGGCGCGGTGCCAGTCGCCAACGTCGAGGTGAGCTGTCCCGTTGCAGATAGTGTTGTGAACGCTCCGGTCGAAGGCGTGCCGCCACCAATCGCGCCGGGTGCAGCAAACGTCGCGCCGTTCAAGCTGCTCGCGTTAAGGTTCGCCACGTTCGTCGTGCTGGCAACGACGAACGGCGCGGTGCCAGTGGACACGGTAGATGTGAGTGGTACGGGCGTGCTGAGCGACGTAGATGTAGCAGTCAGCGCCGTTACGCTGTTCAGCGCCAGCTTAAATGTTGCCGCCTCTGAGGCGACCAAGCCAAAATCACCAGTGCCGCGATGTGTGATCGTGGACGTGCCGTTTGCTCCCGCGCCACGAACAACCCGCAACCCGCCAGATGTGTACGTCGTGTCCGACACAAGGTCGATATTGGCGATACCGTCTCCGGTTCGCGCACTACCAAGAGTCAAAGTCGCCGTCTCGGTATTTACACCGAAACCGGCGCCAAAGTTGCCGGTACTGAGGAGTGTTCCATCTTTAAAGAAGTTGAACTTGGCAACGCCGGCCAGTCTGAAAGAAGCGAAAACGCTATTCGCGCTGCTTGAGGTGTCGGTGTTGTTGATAAACAAGGAGTTAAAGGCAACAGCCGCGTTGTTCCACGTCTGCGTGATATTCAAAGCCGGCGCCGACGCAGTCAATGTGCCGGACGCGATAGTCTGGGCGCCAGTAAACGTGTTCGCGCCGCGTGTGGCTACGTTGCTTCTGGCAACTTCGTACCAAGTCGTTCCGTCGCATGCCAAAGTCAGCGTGTCGCCGGCAGCAGAAACGAAATCTCCGTTCAGGTTAAGATTGCTTCCGTCCGTAACAGTGCAGCCCGCAGACGTGAACTTGAGTGTGGCAACCCGGCCCGGCCAACTCAGCGAGATGCTTGTGATTGTCGTTGTCCCGGTAATGGCGACATAAGGCATGTCCCATTCCCAAAGCGTCACGGTGGACGCACTGGCAATACCGACTGGACCGGCAGAAGGCCAGACACTAGCAACGGTCGACCGTGAGTAAACCCCCTTAATGGTCATGTAAGTGGACGAAGATGAAATCTCAAACGCCTGAGACGCAGTGTCGGCAACGGTAA